TTCAAGTGTCTTAGTCATTATCTTAATTCCTTATTGTTGAATTTATGTCACTGTAATTTGTGACGGGGTCTCGATTTCACATTATATTAATGCGCGAGTATTGTAAAGGGATAAATTAAATTAATTTCATTTATTTTTATTGGTGGTCTTGTGTGGTCTTAGGTGGTCTTGTGTGGTCCTAAATAACCATACTCATATACTCTTACTTCTTAAGTTTCTCAGGACCACATATGCAATAACCATGCCAACTCTTTGGTATTCTCAAGACCACCTAAGAAACCCATGCAATAACCATGCCAACTCTTAGGACCACCTAAGAAGCTTAAGCAAGAACCATGCCAAGATTTCCTAGGTGTTACCAAAGTGTCATAAGTGTTACATAAATGTCACGGGGGGGGCCCCATTGAGGTAGTGAATATATTTATATACCCTCATGATCACATGGGAAGCAATTTGGAGGTCTATAATAACTAATTGCTAAATGTCAAGTAAACTTTTGAGTTGACAGGAGTGGATTTCGGGGCAATAATAACCTAAGGGGCTTGACGGGAGGGTAAAAATATGATATAATATTATTATATTGAGTTATACTACTTAAGAACAATTAAGAACAAGAGAATTAAAACTTTAATATTTACACTTTAGTTATTAATCTCAAACAATTAAGAACACTTAAGTATATATATCCAGACTTCCATTGATTTGTCTTTTTTAAAAAAAGGAAATGATAATGGGTAAAGGTGGAGATGATATGTCTGATCAAGAAACCCCAACAGAGAAGCGTCCTAGAGGTAATCCTAATTTTTATAAAGGAATGCCCTCATTAAATCCTAAGGGAAGAGTACCCGGATCACTTAATAAATTTACAAAGCTTTCCAGAGAATTATTGTCTTCCAAAGGTCCGGAGATTGTAAATAAAGTTATAGAGTTAGCTTTAGAAGGAGACAGGCACTGCCTTAAAATGTGCCTAGATAGAATAATTCCAGTATCTAAAGCTGTGGAGATAAAACACGAACATGAAGACTTGGGTATTAACATTATTGTTGAATCTGTTAAAGCCATCGAAAGAAGAGAAGAGAAAGAGTTTAAAGTTATCGAAGGGAAAATTTCTAAGCACATAGAGTTAGAGGATGAGTGATATAAATGTTACACTTCACCCGGCTCAAATGGAAATTTTTAAGAGTAAGAAGAGATTTAAGATAGCGTCCTGTGGTAGACGATTTGGTAAGTCTTATTTAGCTGCTTGGTTATTAATTATCAAAGCTCTACAGTCTAAGGAGAAAGATGTATTTTATGTAGCTCCTACTTTCCAACAAGCCAAGGACATTCTCTGGTCCATCTTAAAGGAAATAGGACAAGATGTAATCAAAAGCACACATGAGAATACTGCTACGATTACACTTATTAATGACCGTAAAATATATCTAAAGGGATCAGACAGGCCGGATACTTTAAGGGGAGTGGGTCTTTCCTTTGTTGTTTTAGATGAATATGCCTCCATGAAACCTGAAGTGTGGGAGATGATCTTAAGACCTACACTGGCAGATGTTAAAGGTGAAGCATTATTCATAGGTACTCCAGCGGGTAAAAATCATTTTCATAAATTATGGTTAGACGCTAAATTAAAAGAAAATGAAGAAGATTGGGAAGCCTTTCAGTTTACTTCTACGGCTAATAATTTTATCGATCCTAAAGAAGTTGAAGCAGCTAAAAGAACAATGTCAACTCAAGCTTTCCGTCAGGAGTTTGAAGCGACTTTTGAATCGTTTTCAGGTGGTATTTTTAAAGAAGAGTGGGTACAATATGCTGAAGAAGATGTATTTCAAGATGTATCGAAAATACAAGGACATTATGTCATATCTGTTGACCCTGCTGGGTTTGAAAAAAGCAGTCAAGACAGAGGATTAAAAAGTTCTAAGCTTGATGAGACAGCTATCTCTATTGTTAAGATTGTTCAAGATGAATGGTATGTTAAAGACATCTTGCATGGTAGATGGGGAATTAAAGAAACAGCAGAGAAGATACTTGATTCCGCAGAAGACGTACAAGCAACTACTGTAGGGATTGAAGCTGGTGCATTAAAAAATGCTATAATGCCATACTTAGAAGATTTAATGCGAATGAGAGGTAGATGGGTTAACATCACAGATGTGACTCACGGTGGTAAAAAGAAACAAGATAGAATTACATGGGCATTACAAGGCCGAATGGAACATGGTAAGATTAAGTTAAGGAAGGCAGATTGGAATCATCACTTTATATCTCAAATGTTGGATTTCCCAAGCAGTTTGTCTCATGATGACTTACTGGACTCTTTGGCCTATATTGACCAAGTATCTGTAGCTGATTTTGCACAATCAATTGACGTAGAAGAATGGGAACCGATAGATAATGTCGCAGGATACTAAAAGTACATCATTTAATGATTCTCAATCGTCCTTGAGTTCATGGGTAATAGGGCGAGTAGATAAATGGGAACAGCATAGGAATACAAATTATCTTGATATATGGGATGAATACTATCGTATTTGGCGAGGTATTTGGTCTAGTTCAGATAAAACAAGAAGCTCTGAAAGCTCTCGTTTAATATCCCCTGCTACTCAACAAGCTATTGAAGCTACTGTCTCAGAACTAGAGGAAGCTATTTTTGGTAGAGAACAGTGGTTTGATATACGGGATGATGTTGGTGATAAAGATAATCAAGATGTAACTATAATTCGTGTGAATCTTCAGGACGATTTAGAACGTGCTAAGGTTAAAAATGCTATTTGTGAATCTCTTCTTAATGGTGCTATATATGGCACGGGTATTGCTAAAATAAATATTACTGAGGAGATATTAAAAACTCCAGTAGAATCTAAAATCCCTGATACTCTTAGTTATGATACTGTAATAGAGGAAATAGAAGTTGTTACAGTTAAAGTAGAATCCCTAACCCCTAAAGAATTTGTCATTGACCCTACAGCTTCCAGTATAAATGAAGCTTTAGGTGTAGCACAAATTGTTATCAAACCTAAATATGAAATCATAGAAGCTATAAAGGAAGGGATTTATGAAGATAAACCCCTTGGAAGCTATGGTCATGCTGATCTTGGGTTTGATGAAGAGAATGGAAGTTTTGCATCAGATGATGATAAAGTAAAAATTACTGAATATTGGGGAAGAGTACCAGCTAAATTCCTAGAGGAAAAAGAAAAATCAATTACAGATGACTTTGATTATGATGATGATGATCTTATTGAAGCTGTAGTTGTAATAGCTAATGATAACGTAGTCCTTAAGGCCACGGAAAACCCTTATATGATGGGTGATCGTCCTTTTGTATCATATCAACACGATAGGGTTCCTAATAAATTCTGGGGAAGAGGAATAGCGGAGAAAGGTTATAACCCTCAAAAGGCTCTTGATGCAGAACTAAGAGCTAGGATAGATGCCTTAGCCCTTACAACGCATCCTATGATGGGTGTGGACGCTACAAGGCTTCCTAGAGGTGTTAAGTTTGAAGTTAAAGCTGGTAAGACTATTCTTACTAATGGTGATCCTAGACAAACATTAATGCCTTTGAACTTTGGAAGTCTTGCTCAAAGTACCTTTACGGAAGCAGCAGAGCTTGAACGTATGGTTCAAATGGGTACTGGGGCTATGGATTCAGCTACAAGTAACTCTGCTAATCCTAGGAACGCTACAGCTTCCGGAATGTCTATGCTTCAAGCAGCGTCAATTAAACGCCAGAAGCGTACTATTATGAACTTTCAGGAAAACTTTCTTCTTCCTCTTATTGAAAAAGCTGCTTGGAGATATATTCAATTTAATCCGGAAAGATACCCCACAGGTGATTATAGATTTACAGCTTATTCCTCAATGGGAATCATGGCTAAAGAACTAGAGATGACACAAATGATTCAACTCTTATCTATGACACAACAAGGAACACCTGCATTTTATATACTTCTTATGTCTATTTTTGAAAACAGTTCGATGTCAAATCGTGAAGAAATGAAGATGGCTATAGTACAACAAATGCAGCCTGATCCACAAGCACAACAAATGCAACAAATAACACAACAAATGCAACTTCAACAAGCTCAAGCAGAGATTAAAGAAACTGAAGCTTCCGCTATGAAAGACTTTGCTCAAGCTGCTAAATTCCAAGGTGAAGTACAAGATAAAACTTCTGAAAAGACTTTAATTAAAGAGCAAATGGATATGGCAGAGAAGATGGCTAAGATTGAAAAAATAAGAGTTGACTCACAAAATGTTCAATCAGAAACCATGAGAAATATCCCAGAAGTACAGCATTTAGAATCTGAAACTATATTGAATTTATCGAAGGCAAGAGCATCAGGGCGAGGGTAAGGAGAATGTTAATGGATACTGAATATAATCAAGAAAATTTACTTCAACATTATCTAACAGATCCATCTTCCGATGAGAAATCCTTGGAGTGTCCTAAGTGTGGCAGAGAAGGATGCACTTGTGGACCTGACTGTGACTGTGGGACTGAAGAAGCTCAAGCAGACATTACTAAACAACAACGTAATGAAAAACTAAGTAAAATTCAATCTATAGATTTTGAGTAGTTCATGTTAGATGATAAAGAGGTTTTAGAGAAACGAATAGATTTACTTTCTATGGAAGCTTGGAGAATATTTACTACAGAGTTAACAACAATGGCACAATCCTTAGAAAGAATACAAAACATAGACGATGAAAGAACTTTATACCTCCGGCGAGGTCAGGTAGATATTTTAAATATGATTATTAATTTAGAAGAGACTACCAAATTAGCGTTGGACCAATTAGAAAATTAACCTAATCCCAACATTTTATCAACTCCACAATCTTTAATAGGACGGAGGTTAGCATTATGAGTAGTTTAGTTGTTGAAGAGAAAGTCGAAACCCCTGAAGAAACACAACAGTATTCTAATATTGTTGATGAGGCTCCACCACCAATATCGGAGGAACAACCTGAGTCGCAAGAACAAGAATTACCGTCTAAATTCCAAGGGAAATCAGTTGATGAAATTGTCTCATCTTATGAAAATCTTGAAAAAGAACTTGGCCGTAAAGGTCAAGAGATTGGAGAGTTAAGACAATTAACTGATCAAATTCTGAAACAACAAGTTACCACCCAAACCGAAACCGCTGAATCAGTAGAAGAAGACGATTTTTTTGATGACCCTAATAGAGCAGTTAGTAAAGCCATTGAAAATCATCCAAAGTTTCGGGAGTTTGAAGAGCAGCAAAAGGTACAATCTGCCAGAGCTACAACTCAACAACTTGAAACAGCGCATCCTGATTATTTAGAAGTTGTAACAAATACTAAATTTCAGGAGTGGGTTAAGGAGAGTCCAATACGGACCCAGCTTTATGTAAACGCACATAATTATGATCTAAATTCAGCTATGGAACTCATGGGCAACTGGAAAGAAAGATCATTAATTACTAATACAGCAGCAGCAGAACAGCAAAAAACTGCTAAACGTAGTGCAGCATTAAAGAACGGTAAAGCCGTATCTAGGTCTTCTTCAGAATCTACAGCCGGTAAAAAAATCTACCGTAGGGCTGATCTAATCAGACTTAAAACAAGAGATCCTCAGAGGTATGAAGATTTACAAGATGAAATTTTATCAGCATACACTGAAGGTCGAGTCAAATAAACTATTAAAGCTAAAGGAGATATGAAATGGCTTTAGGAACAAATCATCAGACTACCACTGATGCTGCTAATTTTATTCCTGAACTATGGTCAGATGAGGTCATAGCTGGGTATAAAAAGAACTTGGTACTTGGTAACATTGTTACCCGTATCAATCATAATGGTAAAAAGGGCGATACAATCCACATTCCAACACCTACCCGTGGATCTGCTAACGCCAAAGCTGCTGATACTCAAGTTGTACTACAGGGTGATACCCACGGTGTGACTAATATCAGTATTAACAAACACTATGAATATTCCGTAGTGATTGAAGATATTGTTGAAGTACAAGGATTGTCGAGTCTCCGTAGATTTTATACGGATGATGCTGGCTATGCTCTTGCTACACAAGTAGACACTGATATATGGACCCTCTTAGAAGGTCTTCAGGGTGGTGTAGTAGGCGGTGCAAGTGCTTCATTGTGGGAAAAAGCTGTTATTGGTGGTGACGGTACTACCTTATTTACAGGTAACTCCTCCAATGATAGTGATCTTACTGATGCTGGTATCCGTAAGATGATCCTTACACTAGACAATGCAGATGTCCCAATGGACAATCGTGCGCTAGTTGTCCCACCAATTGCAGCAAATGATATGCTGGCTATTGCTCGTTTTACTGAGCAACAGTTTATTGGTGATGGCAGTGCAATCAAGACAGGTAAGATTGGTAGCATTTACGGACTTGACGTATTTGTATCATCCAATTCCCCAAGCATTGAAAGTGATGCTGCCCGTGTGGGTGTTATGATGCACAAAGACGCTATTGCTCTTGTTGAGCAAATGGGTGTTCGTTCACAAACTCAGTATAAACAAGAATACTTAGGTGACTTGTTTACATCCGATACTATTTATGGTGTCGGTGAGATGCGTAACGATGCTGGTGTTGCGTTTATAGTACCTGCTGCTTAAGTAGAAGGAGAACCCTAGGAGAAATCTTAGGGTTCTCCCCTTCTTTTTAAGGAAATATTAATGCCCACATATAATTATTTATGTAACACTTGTGACCATATTCAGGAAGAGTTTAGATTTTTCTCTGAACGTACTGATGATGCATCTTGTGTTAAATGTGGTAGTCTATCTAACCAAACAGTTTCAACTCCGTTTATACTTTATGATGGTTCTGAGCCAGATAATATAGCAGCCCATGACAGATGGGTTAAACATCATGAACAAAAAGGTAATGGAGTTCGTACCTTATGAGAACTATTACTATAGAGGAAATGTTATCTGGTAATACCTATGACATGGAACTATCTAAAATTAAAAGTAAGATAGCTGCTCTTTATAAAAGTATGTTAATTAAAGTATTTAAGGCTGCAAAACCCGGATCAACTCCAGAACAATTAGAAAAATTTTTAGAAAGTAATGAATTAGATTTTGGAGATGAGTCTGAAGAATTTGAAGAAGAAGTAGAGAATGTAGAAAATATTATGGACTCTCTTTTAAAGGAAGATGATATTGATTCAGTTTCCGAAAAACAATTTAGTAAAGTAGATGTAGAATCCGGTAAGGAACCTAAAAATAAAACACATGATAAATTAAAAGAATTTAATACAAAAGCTTTAGATGTACCAAAGGGAGGTTTATTTACACCTTCAGATAAGCATAGCCTACCTAAGACTTCTCCGTTACCAATACCTAAAGGGTCTATAAAAAGAAAAATAGATGATGATCCAAAAGTTAGTAAGAAAACTTTAAAAGATGTTTGGGACGCAGAACGTAAAATATTATTAGATTTAGTTGCTAGACGAAATAAAGAACATGGGATTATTCTTTAATGAAACCAATAAAACATAGAACGGCTGGTAAAATAGTTAAGAAAAAGAAAAAGAAAAAACTTTCCAGTGAGGACCGTAAAAAGAATTTAGGGAGATGGTCTGTAGAACGGAGATTATTGTAATGGTAAGAGGGAAAATAAGACCGTTAATTAAACCTTTCCCTCAAGGAAGACAACATACATGGAAACAACAAAAACTATTTATGCACCTTTCCGATAAATGGGAAACAGTACGAGAAGAACAAGAACCATTTAGTTCTGGAGATCAGGCATTATATGGTGATTATAGATCATTATACGGCACAGCAATATATTCTTCACAAAGTTAATTAAAGAGGTAAACCATGAGTGATTATACATTACAAGTAAGCTGGTCTGGTAAAGATGATCTTGCAGATTCTAATGCAGCTAAAGTTATTTCAGGAGATGAATTTAATACTGAATTTGGTGCAGTTAGAACAGCAGTTAATTCTAAATGTGATCAAGCAGATAACCTTTCCGATCTTAATAACGCTGCAACAGCAAGAACAAATTTAGGGTTAGGAACAGGAAACTCTCCACAATTTACTGGAGTAAATCTAGGACACGCTAGTGATACTACGTTAGCTAGATCGGCTGCTGGCATAATGACAGTAGAAGGATCGGTTGTTAAAACAGCAGGAACGGAAACAATTTGGGTTCCAGCAAGTGCTATGTATCCATGTTCAACTAATGGCTGCGCTACGTTAGCTCAAGTTGAAACAACTGCTCAACAGCCAGAGTTTAAGGTTTTGGACTTTGACAAAGATAGTGACGAGTTTGCTCAGTTTACTGTAGCTTTTCCCAAGAGTTGGAACGCTGGAACAGTGACATTTAGAGTATTTTGGATTGGCCTTGCAGCTACAACAGGAGTTGCATGGACGTTAGCTGGAAGAAGTGTAGCTGATAATGCAGAAGCAATTGGTGCTTTCGGAACAGCAGTTGTTGTCCAAGATGACTCCCAAGGCGATGCTA